TAGTCCAGGCATCTCCAAACGAAACACCTAATTTAGTCCGTAACTGATTGGTCATAATCAAACAAATACGTTCTCGTGCAATCCAATTGGTTACTTTACGCATTGCTTTGGATAAGATGATAGATTTACTGGTTGCATAGCCGTCCTTATCATACTCAGCAGCCATTTCAATTTTTGTAGATGCTCCCATAATAGAGTCCACAATAATTGTAACTAAACGATCTTTGTCAGATTTACGTACTTGTTCTACAATTGTTTCAATAGTTTCAAATATTTCTTCAACTGTTTCTAATGGTACATAAAGCATTGATTTCAAATCAATTCCAATTGCTGACATAAATTCGGCACTAGATGCTGCTTCAGTATCAATATAAACTGCCAATCCGCCTTTCTTCTGAGTTTCAGCCGCTACATGAGATACAAGCAATGATTTACCAGATGCTTCTAATCCGGTAACTTCAGTAATCCGACCTACTGGGAATCCTCCGTTCGGTCGGTTTGAAATTGCCAAATCGAGCATATCGCAACCAGATGAAATCCATTCTGTTACATTGCTTGGGGAATCTGCATCTCCTTCTAAAAAGAAAGCTGTCTTAAGAGCTTGTCCTTTAAATTGCTTGTTGATGCTATCCGCTAATGTACTTGCTAACGAATCTTCCAGTTCTAGTTTGCTTTTACTCTTTGCCATTTATAACTCCTTAATTGAAAAGATCATTGAATGCAGATGCAACATCATCTACTTTGTTAGCTGCCGGGGCTGTCGACTTTGGTGCTGCTGCTGGTGCTTGCTCTTCTGTTTCTTCTACATCTGAATCTGCATTTTCTGGATTCATCCATTCAGTTAATGCCGCTTCTAATTCTTCATAAGTTGGCTCAGGAAAGATATCAGTAATTTGTGGCTGATTCATAATCTTCTCGGCAACTGCTTTATCATCAGTAGCTGGTTGAGTGTTTGGTTTTACTCGAATAGATGTTTTAGGGAATGATCCGCCTTCTGCTGGTGTAAATTCTACATCAATATCACGACCGTTCATTAAATCTGTGATATCACCATAATCTGGATCTGAGATAATAGAAAGAAGTTCTGTGTAAATTGTTTTACCAAATCCCCAGAATTTAACTCCTTCAGACTCTTTGCCTCGAACAATAACAGGAACATATGTTCTCATTTTAGGCTCAATTTTACGGCCCATGATCCATTCATCCTTATCTCCAGTTTTCTTTAGTTTGTCTGAAAACTCTACGATTGGATCAGCATTGCCAAAAGATACCGGGGAAAGCATTGAACGCTTACCAATGTCATAATGGAAATACAATTCTAGAAATGGATTTTCTTTGCGATGTACATACGGTACAATGCGGATACGTGTCTTACCTGCTTCAGGTTTCCACAAATTTTGTTTTTTGTCATCAGCCTTATTCAACTGATTAAGTTTTGCTTTTATTGCATCGAGATTCAACGCCATAATTTACCTTTTGTTAAGTTGTTAATAAAAAAATAATTAATAATAATATAATTGATTTACCGGTTAAATCCAAGTTTAAAGTTGTTTCTTTTTATTTAATCTAGTTTGTTCTAAACTTTTTCTAATTTTTTCTTTAGTTTCTTCAGAATGCGGTTTACGTTTTTTGCCTAAGTGTGCTAATCGCATTTTTTCTTTAGTTTCATCTGACACGAATTGTACGCCTTTTTTATCTTTATTCCATACGGAACGACCTTTGAGTGCTTTAGACATATTTTCGCAATGTTGTTTAGATTTTGGTTTACCTGATAATGCAGTTGATATCTTTTGTTTTGTTTTATTAGAATGCGGTAAATGTTTTCTAGATTTTTGTATTTCTCGAATAATATCAATTACGGACAGACGTAATGATTCATATTCTCGAGATGATATTTTATATGTTCTTTGATTTTTTTTAGACTTCCAATTAACCATTGCCCAAAAGGCTAATCGTATGCCTTTTACATTTGGATAAATTTTGCAAAGAAGTTTGTGTGCTAAGAAATGTTCTCGAGCTGTTAATTCAACTAAATTATCTAATGTATTAGTTCCCCCAATACATTTTGGAACGATGTGATGTCGTTCTTTATAACCGTTTAATATTCTCGTTTTTGCTCGGCTAATTAATTGATTGTAAATTCGTTCATAATTCATTTAATTAGTTAACTCCTTTTAATTGGTTAATAAAATATTAAAAATATAATTACATTATAAGTAATTAAAACGTTAAATCAAAGTAATTAGTTAAGTTTTTTATTTTGTTATCCCGGACGATGAGATAAATCAATATTCAAGTATGTTTTAAAAATATGCTGAATAAATCTCGGATTAAGTCGACCTTCAAAATCCATGTAATAATTATTTGCTATTGAAAGTGCACTAACTTTATTTGTATCAGGAGCTCCATCATAATATTCTGATTTTAAAAAATCTGCTAGTTTTTTATTTGCATCTTCATCATTGCCAGCTTCATGTAAATTTTTAGTACCAAAGCGACGCATATTTTCTGCTAGTAAATCTTTTAATTTAATTTGTGCCATTTTATTGTCTTTTATTTTAAAATATAAATATGTTTTACCAAGAAATCTTTTTAAAGAAAATTAAGTTAATAACACGGAATCCAGCATCATCTGTAAGTATAAATGAATTGCGATACTTCATCCAATCCAATTGATATGTTTTATCTAAAACACCGTTATTCACGCTCTTTATAACTTCATTCAATGCATTTACCGTATATAATGTGTTAGTTTCTTTTTTTCGATGTATGCTTATTGTGTTTTGACCTCGCCGGGAAGTAGACATTGCATTGTATGTGCAATACAAATTATCTGTTGTCTCTGAGTTGCTAAACACAAAGATTCGATGTTCTGGAATTTCGTAGCTTGTTTGTATGTAATCAGTTATGATGTTTAAATCCGATTTGTGTGCGAAGGTGCAAAGTAGTTGTGTCTTTACCATTCATTTTCCTCAGTTATTTGTATGTCACTTAAATCAATATTAGTTGTACCAATTGCTTTTTCAATGATCCGGATTTTACCTGCATCAATTACTACATATCGAAAATCTCTTGTAACTCGAATTCTATCTTTACGAAACACTATAAATTGTAAATCAGTTCCTAGTATTTCATCAACTGCGCCTTGTAAATCAATATCTAATTCATTAGGATTTCTTACGTATTTTAATCTTCGTAATTCAGTATTAATATATGTTATATCTTGGTCTCCGTCATCAATCGGTTTTATAACTATAGAACCATCTTTCATTTTTTTAATTGGTTCAATTGACATTTCTATAGGTGTCGCATTGGGCCCTCGCAAAATAGCATTAGTATAACCTGTTATTTCTGTATTCAATGCATTAGCTTCTCTATAGAATTGCATTAAATATTGTTTATCTTTCATATTTAGATTGCCGCCTAAAATAAAAGATCTTCGGTCATCTAAATACGCAATCGTTTCTAACAATGTTTCATTAAAATATTTATGAAAGTTAAATTTTGGATTTTCAAATGTACCTCGAAGCTGATCGAGTCGTTTTAAAGTAGTTACAATTTCATCCCAAAATTTGAAACGAGTTACAGTTGCTTTAGTTCCTAGTCGTATTGATTTTGCATTACCAGCTCCACCAGTATAATCTTTTATCTCATATGGCTGACCATTGGATGTCATATCAAAACTTTCTCCGGATCCATTTAATCTAGCACCTTCAATTAATGCAGCAAGGAATATCTCACCTTTTCCTAATCCCTTAGGTTCTATTTTAAATAAATCATAAGCAACGCCGGCTCGAAAATTTATACTATTTAATTCCTCTTCTGAAACAATTGTTTTTGAATATAATAAATTTGCAAATTGTTCCGATTGTTCTGCTGTACAGTTATTTAAAAATGACAATGTCAATGCATCAGCTTCCGTTGGCAATAATCGTAAAAACTGTGTAAATTGTTCTGTTTTACCAGCTTGATTAATTGCGTTGATTAACATTGTATTTTCAATAGAATCAAACTGAACTGCTTCAGTAATCATCTTTGTTAATGTACCCTGTGCCCGTTTTACAATAGCCCGGGCTTCGGTAGGAGATATATTTGAAGTTTCTATGAGCACATCATATAACACTTCATAATCTTTTGATTTAGAAGGATATCCATTTGGGAGTCTAAAACACCACTCTGTTAATATAGAATCTATGTTCATAGCGA